CGATCAGTGTCTTCAGGTATTCAACCGCAGTTTGCAGCATCAGCTTTAGTAGTAACAGAAGATTAATATGTATACATGTAGTAAATGTGGTAAGGGAGTTTTAGTAAATGACTTACCGGAGCCAATCAGAGCTTGTAATTGTACTCAAGAAGTAATAGTTGATGGGGTAACAATAGTTAAACCTGCTGCTATTACAATGGATTTAGAAGGACATGCTTATGGCAGAAGTCAATTTAGTAACTAATGAGTGGATTAAAAACCATAGGAGAAACAGTTAATTGTGAACTTGATGGAAGGGTAAGAAATTATATTTGGCGTAAAACACCTTCACAAGCTACAACAGCAGGTATTTGGTTTGATTTAAGTATGTCACCGGGTATGCCTGTTCCTAAATATTGGTTTGACGCTGCGCCTTTAACAGCTAAAGCTATTTATCAAAGTACTGATGGTGGTTTTTATCATGGTCCTAATACTACAGGAGAAAAGTATTTAAGAAGTATAACTACAATGGCTAATGCCGCAACAGCATTACCAATGAATGCTATACTTTGTGATTATTTAATGTACTATCCAACTACTGATGATGGTACTACTGATGAACAATTAATGGATAATACTGTTACCTTACCAAGATATACAGATGGTAAAGGTGTACAAATATTAGCAGTTACAGTAGGAGCTAGAACAGGTGGACAAACTTTTACAATTAGTTATACTAATTCTGATGGTGTTGCCGGTAGAACAACTGCTGCAACTACTCAAAATACATCAACTGCTTTAGGAAGTGTGACAGGAAGTAATACAGCTACTATTAATGCGTCTAATCCATTTATAGGATTACAGGCCGGTGATAGTGGAGTAAGGTCAATAGAAAGTGTTACTATGCAAGGAGTAGATGTAGGATTGATGAGTTTAATATTAGTTAAACCATTAGTTCAAATTTGCTTTAGGGAAATAACAGTTCCTTATGAAAAAGACTTTTTAGTACCAACAACAGATTTAATAAAAATAGAAGATAATGCTTTTTTAAACTTTTTGGTATTGCCAGGTGGTACTTTGGCAGCAACAGTTTTAAGAGGTGATTTAAAAGTAATTTGGACAAGTTAATAATTAAAAACAAACAATATGAGTTTTGCAAGTAATGATCAAATAATAAATGCAATGTCTTTAGGACAAACATGGAATGCTCCTTTTGGAAAGAACATGCAACCTACAACAGTATGTATTGCCAATGAGTGGCATTCACTAGCTAGAGGTGCAGGAAATCCACCAGCAGATGCTATATTTGATTCTGGCGCTAACTTAACCTTTATACCAGTAGAAGATACAACTGCTTCGGCTGGATGTTTACAACATGGAGGAAATGTTCAGGCTAGTAGTTATAATAAACACTTAATAAGTGGACATGCAGTAACAGCTGCCGCAACTATGGCTCCAGGTACTTTAGTTGTATGGGATGTTATAGGATATTATCGTGTAACATCAGTAACTACAACATCAGCTCAAGCAACTACAAATACTATATCAACACGTACAGCTACATTTACTGCTGATGATACAACAGATATTTGTACCTATACATCAACAACTTCTTTACCTAGTAATTTATTAACAGGTACAAGAGTTAGATTTACAACTACTACTACTCTCCCTGCTCCTTTAGCATTGGCAACAGACTATTATCTAATAAGATTATCAAATACTACATTTGAAGTAGCTTCAAGTTATGCTAATGCAATTGCAGGAACTCAAATAGATATTACAACTACTGGGACTGGTACACATACTATTAACTGGTTATTACCTCGCTATACAAATGGAGCAGGAGTACAAGCAATTATAATTAATCCAGCTTCTACTGCTTTAGGTGCAGCTACTCCTAACATGAGTTTAGGTTATACTAACTCAGCACAAACAGCATCAAGAGCTACACCAACTGTATTACCTATTGGTAAAACAGCTTGTCCTAACTCTCAAATTATTTATACAGGAGCAACTGGAACTGGAAAATACAATTATGTTATGCCTTTGCAAGCAGGCGATGCTGGAATAGCTGAGATTAATACTATTCAAAACTCTACCTCTTATATAAGTGGAACTTACACAGTTTTATTAATAAAAGAATTAGCACGTTTTCCAATAAGTACTTTAGGATTAGCTAGTGAACGTAACTTCTTATTTGAATATCCAAGTATGCCACGTATTTATGATGGAGCTGCAATTTATTTTGGCTGGGGTTCTGGAGCAGCAACACCAGTATCAAGTGCTATATCAGGACAATTAAACTTTGTTTGGGGATAATGTTAATCTGTAATTACTCATATATAAATCAAATTTGTGGCCATAATCATTCAGGGGTTACTAATCCTGTTTGGATTATTCAACCACATTCTATGAGGGGTTATTATGGATTAGCTCAAGATAGTGATGTTATAGAACAGATTAAAAGAGATAGTTTTCCAACAGGAACTGAATCTCCATATTCTTTAATAATGGGAGATAAAGGATTTTTATTAAGTTCTACTACTACTAGTAATGGTGTAGGAACAATAACATCAGGACTATCTATGGGTAAAGCTTGTGAAGCCGCTCTTACTGGAACAGGTACTATATCAGCAGCTAATTTATCACTAATCGTTCAGCTAGCCGCATCGCTGTCCGGCTCCGGTACTATTACAACCGCAAGTTTAGTTGGAGTAGTAGCATTGGCGGCATCGTTAAGCGGTACCGGTAGTTTAACGGCCGGGCTAAATGTAATAGCGTTTATGACTACTACATTAAGTGGAACAGGTAGTTTAACTGCTGACTTAAAAGGTACACTATCAATGTCTGCTTCTATTTACGTTAACGAGTCGGAAGCTACGGTTCAGCAAATTGTTGATGGAGTATGGAATGGATTAGCTACAGTGTATAATAATCCTGATACAATGGGGGAGCTGCTTAATAACACAGGTGGCGGAGCAAGTCCAGCTACTATCGCTGATGCCGTATGGGATGAAATATTAGCAAGCCATAGCATTTCAGGAAGTACGGGCGAGAAGCTATCTAAGCTTTTGGAAAAGATACAGTTCTTGTATTTAAAAGATTAATTATCAACATCTATTTGTTAAATCAATATATTACATAAATAGTTATATTTGTGTTGTATGGAACATATTTCTAAACAAGAATTTAAAAAACTTACTGACTCTGTAAAGAGGATTGAAACTGCTTTATTAGGCGATCCGCAGATGAAAATTGTCGGGGTAGTCGATAAAATTGAAAAACACGAAGACTATATTGATAAGGCTAAAAAACGTCACGCTTGGGTAATAGGAGCTTCGGGCGGAGCTGGATTTAGCTTAAGTTTAGCTTGGGAGTATTTTAAACATAAATTAGGACTATGAAACCAAAAGACTTTGTAACTAAATATTTGCCTTACGCTAAAATGACTGAGGCTAAGACAGGCATTCACTCTATTGCTATATTAACCCAAGCGGCTTTAGAAAGCGGATGGGGCGAAAAGGCTCCTGGAAATATGTTTTTTGGAGTTAAGGACACTGATGGTATTAACGGCAACGAACAGCTTTTAACCACTACAGAGTATTCTACTAAAGAAACTTTAAAAGTTCCTCAAATCATATCTAAAACACTTATAGACCCCGTTAAAAAGCTTTATAAGTACGTGGTTAAGGATTATTTTCGGAAGTATAACACCCCGGAAGAAAGCTTTACAGATCACGCGAATTTCTTTTTAAAGAACAGTAGATATAAAGCAGCTTTGGCCGTTAAACACGATTATAATAAGTTTTTTGAAGAAATACACAAAGCCGGATACGCGACTGGTCCTAATTACGCGGACACATTAAAAGCAGTTGCTAAAACAATAGTACAGGCGATATGAACTCTTTTTTGCAAAAATTAATAGCGTCATTAGATACGCATTCAAAAGGGTTTTCCGCAAGGAAACTAGCAGCCTTTACTGTTATAATTTTGGTAGTCATACTTCACATTAAATGGTTTAATTCTAATCATTGGGAATACACTGAGGGGATTTTAGTAGCTGATTATGGCTTTATAGCCTTATGCTTAGGTATGACTACTTATGAAGCAATAAAGAAAAGACAAACAGAACCAACAAATGAAAACCCCCAGCCGTAGAGATATTGGATTGTTATTAGTGTCCGCCGTTTGCTTTATGGCAATAGGATGGGCTATCAAAAGTATTTTTACACCTAAACCTGTTCAAAACTTTCCTATTGACTTAACTCCTTACAATCGGGCGATCGATAGCTTAAAGGCTTTAAATTCAGAAAAAGACACTAAAATCTTACTTTTAAAGGTTAGATTTGATAGCTTAAATATTGCTAAAGAAATCAATCACTCAAATCTAAACCACAATGTTGCTAAAACGCGGACTTTTACTCCTACTGCTTCTAAGCGGTACATGGATTCAGTCTATAGGGCAGAATCAAGATAGCACAGTAACTATCACCAATAAACAGGCTCAGTTCTTCATACAGTGGCATTTAAGGGCTAAGTCCTTAATGGCCGACACATCTATACTTAATAAGCAGATCAGTGATTTAAACGGTATTATCGTACTTAAGGACGAACAGTTAGCTAACGACAGAATGATGTTTATCCAAAAAGACAAAGCCATGGAGGTTTACAAGGAATATTATAACGACTTGTATAAAACTTACAACAAAAGCCAAAAGAGGCTGAAATTCTTTAAAAATACTACGGTTATATTTTTATCCACCACCGTTCTTTTGGGCGGATTGTTCGTATTGGTTAATAAATAGCTTACCCGGAATTAACCTTAAGATTTATATTTGAACCATTGTTTTGTCGCAGCCACGATAAATCATAGTTAATGTAACAGTCCCCTTTTGATAAAAAGAAAGGGGATTTGTTTTTATAAATATTATATTTGTCTAATGGCAATCACTAAGAGAAACATATCGGACGACATAATCAATTTACTTACACGATTTAAGTTAACTGACGATAGCCGATTTGCTACTATTGATCAGTGGCTTTCATGGAAAATTGATCAAGTACGCGCTCAATTAATTATTAAACAATACAATGAAACCGGGGTTTTAGATAATTCTTGGCTTACGGATTTAGGGTTAGTTGGATTTCATGAAGTTAATTTTGCCGACGATCCAAATGTTACTTATTGTAAGTGCGATATAAGTAAAACCTTTATCCCTTCAGTTGTAGAACTAGCTTCCCCTAGCGGAGGCAATCCTGATTTAGGGTTATACTCAATAATTTCAACTTGCGGAAAGAACGAATATTATTCTTATCCAATGACTACTTGGAGAAACATTCCTTCCGAACATACAAGGTCTAAATTTCACTATTATCAGCGAAAAAACACTGAGCTATATGTGAATAAAAAAGTACAGAATTTACTCATTACAGCTATTTTAAACAACCCGGCCGAAGGATATATCATAAGCTCTACTCCTGTTACCACGATCGCCACAGGAACAACATATATAGTTAAATTCAATCAGATTGTTTATAACGGAACTGTTTATAGACCAGACGATACATTTGTTGGAGTTGCGTCCGCGACCACTTTTTCGGGTACCGGGAAAGTTGTTTTACAGGATCAGCTTACTGCTTTGGATGAAACGCAGCCTTATCCCGTTAGCGGAGACATGGCAAGGATGATCACACTTGAGATACTTACAAAAGAGTTTGGAATTGAATCTAAACAAATTACAGACATTCAAAACGATTCGGCGGACGATGAACAAAAAAGCGAAGCGGGGAACCGATAATCAATTTGATATTAGAACTGTATGCAAACAGTCTAAGTACAAATTACGTAAGTTAGGAGTTAAGGTGACTAACAGGCAAATTAAAGAAGTAGTAAATAAATGGATTGAAGATTTAAAGAAGGATGTAATAGCAGGGAAACGCGTAATGATAGATAAAAATAGTTACATACAGGTTATAGGAACGCCGATCTTAAAGCATAAGAGTGCCGTTAAATTGATCAGCAACGGTAAATATGTTACAAGATCAGGGTATGTCAAACCCGCGGACAATATGAATTTCAAACGTAATGATTTTGTTTATGGTATTAAATACGAGAATAAGAATAAACTTATTTTCACCCCTTCCAAATCATTCTCTAAATCAGTTAATCATTCATTAACTAATACTAACACTTATTATCACTTAAATGTCAATTAATAAACTCATATCTTATAAAAACGTACTATTAGATCTACTAGACGAACTAGCTTTAGATCATACTAAATACACCCCTATGTTTGCCCGTTGGATAGAAAAGGCGGAAAAGAAAATAGGGAGCAGGTATCAGTACAAAAAGAAAATAGCCGTTTTAAATATTTCAGGATGTACCGCGGAGCTACCAAGTGACGCGGCTTATGTTCAAAGAGGTATCATGGGTAACCAAGGATGCGATTGTCAAGACTTGTTTTTAAACGTAGGGGGGAGCATAGCCAGTAAAGCAGTATCTATAAGCAGCTCTGCTAACGCTGCATTCAACAATTTATCCTTCCTTATCGTGGACATCGTACCTGCCGGACAATTTACAGATGCTTCTAATTTCTATTATATAGATTACGAGATCCAAGGCAATAAGATCATTTTCAAACAAAATTACAACGGTAGTCAAATCACTATCCAGTACTTGGGCATAGAAACCGATTGTGATGGATTAATGTTAATAGGAGAGAACCACGTAGACGCTATTATGTGGTATTGCAAATGGAAATTTTATGACCGCCGTATAAGAAGCGGAATTGATCTAGGTAAGGTAAGGGATTATAAAATGGAATGGGAGCGTCAATGTTTAAATGCAAGAGCCGTGGACGCTACTTTAACCGAACCGGAAAGACAGTCTATTTTACAATACATCCACGATCCTTATGTTGGATGGGGACTCCGTTTACAGCCTACTTTAGGCACATGGGGATCTGTAATGAACGGAGTTTGGTAGTATGAATTTAGACGCACAAACACATATAAATACCTTTTCCGGAGGAATGTACCGGGACGTAAACGTAATTCATCAGCCGGACGGAACCTATAGGTATGCTAAAAACTTTCAAGTAGTTAGCCATGATGGGAATAACGTCTCTTTAAAAGACAGTTTAGGAAACAGGGTTGTTTTCACCCTTCCAGCTCCATATAACGCGATAGTTGCTAATACCCAAACAGAACCCACAGCGATCGGTATGTTATCGTTCCCTGATACTATTGTAGTGTTTAGTACCAACTATAACGGGGCTACAGGTACAGCGTATGGCGAGATCGGATATTTAAAATACTTACCGTTTGGGGAATCTATTGAAGGAACCACTACTACTGTTGGGGGATATACTTACGGCGGATACGTCCCTTTGTATCACCATTTAAGTTTAAACTTCCATAAAGGATATGAGATAAATAACGAAGGGTTTGGGTATCAGGAAAATGAATACGTAAAGCGCGTTTATTGGACAGATAATTTAAACGAACCAAGGGTGTTTAATATCGCCGATCCTATTTTCACTACTTATTATGCGTCAGGGACATTAAGCGCGGTAGCTGGAACATACTATATGGTACTTGGCGGAGCTATCACTTACAACGGTACTAATTATGGACCGGGACTTACAGCAGGAAACGTATTTCCAACATCAGGAGGAATTCAAGTATATGCACAGGCCGCCGGGACACCTTTAGTTATTAAATACTATCCATATCAGTTATTAAACTGGACTCCAAGCAGAACTTTAGGAGGGATACATTTTAGTGACTATGGAAGCGGGAGTGTTACCACGGGTGGTAAAATGTATTTTTATCGTTTAGGGCTTAATTCAGGGTACTTTACAAGCTGGTCTTATGGTTGTCCGCCGATTCATGTAGGGATGGCTAATACAGTCGTAACAGGTATAGCTTATCATAATTTTGTAGGTAACGGTGGGCTTGGCGTAACGCCCGTAAATAGCGGTAAATCAGTTAAAATCGCTATCGATAATATTGACATTAATTTTGATATAATCCAAATGGCTTGTTGCGAATTTGATCAAGCGGTCGAAGTTCCAACAAGTATTAGTATAGTTCAACAAGCTACCATTACCGGGACATCCATGGTGCTTGAGCATTTAGGAGGCACCAATTTAGGTACGCTTACTACAGATGATATTACCACGTTCCCGGCTTCTATTATAACCGCTAAAACTATATGTACTAACAAGAACTATAATTTAGTGGGTAATTTAACGGAAAGAAAAGAATTCCCTGCTTTTGATAACTCTACCATAGCGATCAGCTCTGTTGATTATCCTATCATACAGGCATCGGATCCGCGATTAGGGGTAAACGACTTTATATATGCTTCCCCTGACCCTACAGTTGGTATTAACCCGGCGGCGACAACCATCCGCCCTTATTCAAGGTGGCTTGTAACAGCAGGTAACGATGCAGGTAATAGGGTTGAATATCCCGTTGCTTCAGGAACATATTATTATTTAGGTGATGTGTTTGTAGGGGTAGCAGGTAGTACCACGGCTACATTTACAGGAACGGCGGCCGCAAGACCATGTACGTACAAACGTAGATATACCCCTATAACTTCCTTAAATCCAAACACTACACAAAGAAATGACGCTATTGAATTTAAGACTCAAAATATAGCGTTTTGGAATTATAAGAACCCGGCCGTAGCCGCGCATAACCGCGGATACTGGAGTACTGAAAAATACAGATTTGGTATTTTATTTTATGATAAAAAAGGTAATCCTTTTTATGTTAGACACTTAGGCGATTATACAATGCCTAGCATTAATACTAAGGGGGGATTGATGAGATCAGGAGCTTATGCTCCGGATAACTCAGCTCACGCGCCAGTGGCTCAAATATACGCATTGAATCCAAGCGGAGTTAATATAGACGGAATTAACATCCCTCAAGAGATTGTTGATCAATGCAGTGGATTTAGTATTGTAAGAGCAGAACGCGATCCGAGGGTTTTAATGCAAGGATTAGTATTCCCTTGTACGGCCGATACTGTAACAACTCCGGGATTAACGATTATACGCCCTATGGCTACTATGTTTCTTTCGGGAGATGCCTATTTAGACACGGCTCAAGGATGCTACTCTTATATTGTACCAGATTACAATGTGTGCGATTGGACTGTATCTAAATTGATTAGGGGATTAACAGGAACACCGGGATCAGGGAACCCAACAATAGAACAAGCTTGTTGGTTAACTGCTTTTGATTTTGCCGGAGGAGGAGTGTGTCTGGCCACTCAAGCAGACTATTCGGTACATGGCACATTATTCGCGGACGCATTACAAGTAGGAGCGGCCAGATCAGCTACTATTGCTTATTGGAGTGGCGTAAATGAAGCAGATTATATTACTGGATTTTTACCTAATCAAGATTTTGCTAATGATGGAATTCAAGCGGCTGCCGTAACCGGAGCCATAGTTGATAACTTTTATGGCGGACAAAATCAATTAAACGCAAGGAGAGGTACGGGAGGTAAAAAGATATTTATCAGCTTAAATTCTGACTTTAATGCTTTTGACAATACTAGTTATTATTCTCAAATAGGTACAGGCACCAGCGAGAAGATCCTTATGAACTATATCAGGGACAACACTAATCCTTATGGGGGATCAGGAGCGGTTGCCTTAGCTAATACTCTTTACATTTCCACAGGTCATTTTCAGCAGTTTGATGCAACTGTTTTAGCAGAAACATTAAACGGTACTTTTGCCACAGGCGTATATGCTGGACAGAATAAATATACTTTTAATGGGGTACACGTATTTGGCGGGGATTGTTATACAAATCTAATCGATTACGGATACGAATTATACAATGACACCATCACGGCAAATCCGTACAGTTATGGATTGTTCTTTCCATGTGAAAATAACGCTAATTACGATCTAAGAAGGGGAAATAAGATCTCTAACTTGGGAATGTTAGCTGTCGGCGGAGCGTATCCTACAGGAATTCAATACAGCGGTCCCGGACCATTAACAGTCCTTGAGTCTTACAGTTATAATGAAGGATATTCAAGTGAAGGGGATGTGTTTCAATACCCGGCCCTTCCGGTTAATTTCCTAAACGCCGGACGCTTCCCTGAAAGGATAAGATTTGCAGGTGAGAAATTTATAGGAGAGATACTAGACTCCTTTAGGACGTTTTTAACCAATGATTATAAAGATGTAAACGTAGTTTATGGCGAGATCAATAACTTGCGCCCTAAAGGTGATTATGTATATTATTGGCAAAACAATGCTATCGGTGCTTCGCCTATAAAGCAACGCCAATTAATATCAGGAGCCAACGGATCCGAAACCGTTTTAGGAACAGGTGGTGTGATCGATTATTATCAGACAATTAGTACGGTTTGGGGAAATCAACATAGACATGGGCTAACCGAAACAAAAGACGGATGGATATGGTTTGATATGCGTAACAAATCAGTATGCGTATTGAATTATAACGGCGGAGCTAATGACATTACCGTCCCTTTAGGGTTAAAGAGTTGGTTTAACGAAATATTTGTACAAGTATCTAATTCAAGCCTTATTACGATAGGCTTAATCGATGATCCTACTTTTGGAGTCCAAATGGATCAACCTTTATTAGGAGTGGGTATTTGCGGGGTGTATGATCCTAAAACTCAAACATCTTACTTGACCTTTAAATTCAAGAATGAGCCGACATCCACTACAGTCACAGCTAAGGACTTTACGATCGGATTTAACCATCAAATAAATAAATTTACCGGGTTTTACGATATGTATCCGGGGATATGGCACAGGCATTATCAGTTTGTGCTGTCGTGCAATAACCCAAAGAACATTCAGAAGTACTACGGAACAGGTATGGCAAGTACTGATTTTGTTGTCGGTGATGTTATAGCTGATCTTAATAACGAATATATCTGTACCACCGCCGGGACCGTGGCCGCTTACGCCACCCCTCCAAGCGGAGCTATATTTACGTCCATAAATAAGACTAATCAAATTTGGGTACAGAACGAAGAGGTAAGTTATGCTACCCCGCCTCCGGGATACGTTTATAATAAAATGTACGGAAGAGTTGTAGATAATGAGCTTATCGTTATAGTTAACCCTAAGTCTGGCCGTCCTTTTAGCGTAGACACTATAGCTCAGCAGGATTATAACGTGAACTTTACCGATATTTACTATTCGAATACCAACCAGACAGGGGCCGACAATTCAATTACAGGCACTAATAGAGACTATCAATATGTGGATGGGGAATTATGGGGGTCGGTTCCGAACGCTAATGGAAGTTACGGGAAATCAGGTAGATTTACAGATCTATGGCTTCAGGTTCGAATGGTTAAGAAGAACTGGACTACTGTTCCGACAACTGTAACAACATCGGTTAAGATACTAGGGTATCTCAAATCCCTATGGAGGCTTAAATTTTAATTTTTTGTAATGAAATCGAGGATAAAAATTCTGTTACAAATCTTTAAATAGTTGTAACTTTTATACAACTCCTATCGTATAACTAATAAACCGATAAAACTTAGAAACCATGGAAGCTTACAGAAAAGACAAAAAAGTAGGATTAATCACTTTTATTTTAGGGATTATATTTATGATGGCCGCCTGTCACATGACGGCGCAGGAGAAATGTATTAACAGGGGTAAGTTATATGAGTTACACCCAGAGGTTTCAACATTTTGGGCGTGTTCTTCCATGTACACTAAAAGCTCTTATTTAATTATACAAGCAGACAGTATAGACCCTAGCAAATACAGGTTTCATATAGTTGTTACTTATCCGAAAAAAGACACAATAATTAACCCTGAACTTCAGATAACTATAAATAATCACGGAGTTTACAAAATACGAGATAAAGACGCTTTTGTTTTTGACAATCATGTGTATTTTAATGTATCTCAGGCCATATATTACTTATTAAAAACAAGCGATGTCGGGGATGTTATTTCTATTAATAATAATAATAATTATCATTTTGATAACACCCATAGTCCCGATTACTTTAAAAATTTTATCAAATCATTGGGTTTTTAATATTCATGCTTTCATAACTATTTCAATATCATTATGTGAAATAATGGCTTTTTTGTGTTATTTTTGGAGTAAATTCATTATCAATGAGAAAAGCTCCAAAACAAAAAATCAAATCATATCAAGATGGCGGTCCAATAGGGAGTAAGAAAATGACTCCTGAAGAGTGGGATGTTTATAATAAATCAAAAGGATATACTATAGATCCTCGCAATCCAAAGAGCGCAAAAGGATACGGAAACTATTACGATCCTTCTCAGATATTAATAAATCCAAGTAAGGCGCACGAAAGTGGATATGAGATTATAGGAAAAGCTCCCGGAGCCGTGGATGCTTTTGGATCCCCTTTAGCGAGTGCCTTTAGTGCATATTCTTATACGCCTCCGCCATCTACGTTTACTCCTACAGTACAGAAAAAAATAGTTACGCCGATTGAAGGAAGAAAGCCATTAGAGCTGAATAATCCGGGAGTTTGGGTAAATCCCAATGATAGTACGTATATTAACCCACTTACAAATAAACCAATCACTCCTGTTACTAAAAAAGATGGAGGGATGATTAAGGGATACGCTAATGGCAGTTGGGTGAATGCTCAAGGACAGCCATTGACTGCTGATGAAATGACTTACAGTGATGCAGACAAAGCATTGCTTGGTTATAAGCAAAGTGGCGGACAAGGATTTAATACTAGTCAATTAGGATCCGCTGCTTTAAGTACAGGTATTGGAGCTTTAAGCGGATTAGCGCAAAATAAACTAACGCAGGAGCAAAATCCGTACGAAACATATAGTGGTACTAATAAAGCAGTACAAGGCGGTGCTTCGGCTGCTTTAAATGCAGCGGTACCGGGCGCAGGAACAGCTTTAGGATTAGGCTTAACTGCTAAAGACACATATCAATCAAAAGCATCAGAAATTGATCCCACTACAGGAAAATACATAGATAAAGATAAAGCAAAAAGAGCAGGATTGGCAGATGTAGCATTGAGTTTTACTCCAATAGGAATGGCGGATACCCTTACCGATAAGAGTTTAAGTTGGAAAGACAAGGGACTGTCTTTAGCTACTCACGGATTATTTAACGATACAGACGCTTTAAAATCAGCTTTTCAAAACAAAGATTTGTCATTAGGCGATAAGCTTAAGACAGCAAGTATGTTTGGAAATGTAGACAGGAATGAAGCTAAATGGGCAGGAGATGTAACAAGAGCTAATAATTTAGAAAAATCAACCGAGAATATAAATGAAGCCATGCGTAAAAGAGCCATGGGTGAGTTTGCTGATGGAGGAAAGATCACAGGTAAAGGTGGTCCTAAATCTGATGACATTAAGGCTAAAATGAAATCAGGATCGTTTATTGTCCCGGCAGAGAACGCGGACAAAGCAGAAATGCTTCGTGAGAAAGTGCTTAAAAAAGCTCCTAATAAAAAAGCTAATTTACAACAAAAAGGAGGAGTGGATGTTATGCTTTCGAACGGAGAACACGCATTTAGCCCTGAAGAGGTAGCTGAATTAAAAAAGTATGGATATGACGTGGATGCTTTAGCTCCCAATTCAGATGATAAAAAAGCAATGAAGAGCGGAGGATTAACACCGGAAAAGGCTAAAACTATGCTTAGAGATAATCAAGCGAATGGTAAGCCACTAACTCCGCTTCAAAAAAGATATTTTGGATTTATCGCAGGTGGCGGACATCCACACAAAGCAGAAGGTGGTTTACTTTACAGCGATGGCGGACGAGTAAGACAGAAAGGTGAAACAACTCAGCAGTACGTAGCCCGTATGAAAGAACTTGATAAACAAGAAGCTTCTAAGCAACCTACAGCTAAACGCGCCCCTGTAAAAACAAAACAAGATCAATTACCGGATTTAGCTACACGTCAAGTTTTATTACCAAATAATGAAGATGCTTCCGGAGCAGGAGGGTTATTAGGGCAAGAAAAACAAGTCCCTTTAAGCGGAGCTGGACAAATAACTTCAAGAGAAGTTAATGAAGCCGCCGTTGACTCCCCTCAAACCGTTATTCCTAAAACTACAAAGGAACCTAAAGTAGACTGGATGAACGTTCTTGAATATGGAGCGGCCGCTGGACAAATAGCTTTAGGGTTAAATCAATTAGGCAAATCTAAACGCCCTGTTTACAGTATGGATAAAACATTTGAATCTAATGTAAACAAAGCTTTAGCCAATGCTCAATTTGGTTATACCCCTCAGCAACAATTTTTATTAGATCAACAAAATCAAGGCTTAACAAATGCAGGTAGATTTTCTGCCCGTAATTTAAGTGGAGGGAACGCTGCCAGTGCTTTAGCTAACGAAAGATCTGTTTTAAACGATGCCTTTACCCGCGACATTAACGCGGTAGTTGGCGGACAACAATTACAGCAATCCAAACAAGCTAGAGCAGATGCTTTATTAGCTGATAAAATGGCTATTCAACGTCAAATCTTTTCTAATTCACTTAACGCGTTTAATCAAAAACAGCAAAGCGGAAGTGCGTTATTGGGAGCAGGGATCAGAAACATTATCGGAGCTAACCGAGTACAGCAAGAATTAGCAGCTCAGGAAAAAGCAGCAAATTTATCTAATTCTTGGATGGGAAATATATGATCGGTATTTATAAAATAACTAATCCGAAAGGAAGGGTATATATTGGGCAGGCTTGGGATATAGAAAAAAGATGGGCAGTATACAGAAGATTTGGATGTGTAAATCAGCACAAAATACTTAGGTCTTTAAAAAAATATGGCGTAGATAAGCATAAATTTGAAGTTGTAATAGAATGCGAAAAAAATCAATTGAATGAATTAGAAAGATATTATCAAGAGCTGTATAATTGTATAGGAGAAGGAGGATTAAATTGTTTATTGGCTAAATCTGAAAACGAAAAATCAAAATTTTCTGATGAAGTTAGATTAAAGATGAGAAATAGTCAATTGGGGAAAAAAAGACATCCTGACGTGATAAGAAAAATAGCAGACATGAAAAGAGGAGTTAAAAGACCCCCTCATGTAATTGAAAAATTAAGATTGGCTAATTTAGGCAAAAAGCATTCAGAAGAATCTAGAAAAAAAATGAGTGAATCTCAAAAGACTAGAAAATTATCTCAAAAAACTTTAGATAGGTTAGCTTTAAATAAAAGATTAAGAGAAGAAAAAAATATTTTTGATAAATTAAATAAAAAGCCTCATGGAAATAAAGGTAAAAAAAGGAATACTCCTATTTCAGACGAAACTAGACATAAAAAAAGAATGGCTATGCTTGGAAGAAAAATGCCAAGAGAAGGTGTTTTAAAGAGTGCTGCTTCAAGAACAGGATTGAAGCGGTCTACAAAAACAATAGAAAGACTCAGAGAAATAGGGAATGATCCTAAAAATATAGAAAGAATAAGAGAGATGGGAAGGGCATGTAAGGGTAAAAAATTAACTCCAGAACATATTAAAAAAGTAGCTGATAAATTAAGAGGAAGAAAACGTGCGCCTTTTTCAACAGAAACAAGAAAAAAAATATCTCAAAATAGTGCAAGTAATACTCTCGTGATAAATATAGAAAATGGAATATTTTATGATTCCGTTAAACAAGCGGCAGAATCAATAGGGATGTCTAATTATTTATTAAATAATAGACTGTGTGGACATAAAAAGTATAACGAAACGTTAATTAGATACGCTTAACATGGAACTTAATCAAGGAATTTTATCTGGGCTTGCTCAGGATTTTGGGAGCGAATCACGACTCCAAGATTTACGTTATCAAAATCATTTGTATAAACAGGCTCAAGCGGAAAGTGCGGCCAAGGCACAAATGTTTAGCGATGATCTTGACTTTCAGAACGCCGCGAATGCTTACGACAACCCTCGGATCAAAGAGTTCGCTAAGAACAAAATAAAAGAGATTGGTTCTTTTGTCCGCGAGAATCCTGATTGGCAATACAATCCAGATAAGCTAATGCAGATCAAATTAATGAAGCGTGATTTAAAAGATAATCCGGAATTGATCAGAGGGGTGGCTTCGGATAACGCTTTTAAACAACTTAATGCTGATCTAGCGGAAGTAGCCAAAGCCCCTGAGCAACATGACGTAGATGCTTATGAAGAATTAGATAAGCAACGTCAAAACTATTTACAGTACGGTAATCAATTTGGCCCGGAAGCTTTTGCTAAACAAGGGGCGCAACCTTTTGTTTACACTAAACCTAAGAACTTCGTTAATCTTCCAAAGGCTTTACAGGAATTAGGATCAAGTATTAAGAATTACAATGTAGAGAAAGGTAAAACGCCGGGAGAATGGTGGAGTACCCCTAAACAAGAAGATGTACAAGCTGTTAAACAAGCAGCTTATCAAGAACATAAACGTCAGATAGAAGTTGAAGCTAAGAGGTTAGGTATGACGGATCCTGCTCAAATAGATAAATGGGTATCCGATCAAATAGCCAGTGGTTTTCAAAAACACTATGATGCCGGGGACGTGAATGCTTTATGGAACAGAGGTATGCAATTAAGAGCTTTAGCAGAGAAACAAGGTGGCGGACAAAAACCAGCTTCTTACACTCCTTGGGATGATTTATTTGACCCTCGTAAACCAGCAGGGAACGTTCCTACAGAGCTTGTCCGTAAGGTGTGGAATGATAACCCTAAGATACAAATAAGCGGTATAGGAGGCGTTAAAGTTGATTTAACGGGCCATCAAATGAATTATGACGGGCGGTACGTTACCAACGCACAGGGCCAGAGATTTCTTACCGGATATGTTAATTTACCTTTAGAAGTAGCAAAAGAAAAGGGAATATATAACGACGAGGCGGACGAAGATACCCCTAACCTTAGAATCAAAGGACCATTCTTGGGTAAAGCAAGGGTGCAGAAAAAAGAGGATAAGGACGGGGTGGTTACCGAATATGTTCGCGTAGATTATCCATTACCTATCGACCCTCACGATGGAACTGGCAGACAGATGTACAACGCGATCGCACAGCCGGATAAATTATCTCAGCCTTTAGAGTACGATCAATTAGGTAACCAACAAGAAGGAACCTATCAAGGGTTTAAAGTAGGAGCGGTAGTTAAGAACAAAGCGGGGAATAAATTTTTAGTTACAGCTAATGGATTAATACCTCAATAGTCATGGGAAAGAAAGAGAAACTAATAACTTCATTTAATCCCAATGATTTTGAAGTAGTACAGGAACCTAGCGTTAAGCCTATAACTGAATTCGATCCTAATGAATTTACGGTAGTGTCCGCCCCTAAGCAACCTTTATATAAGGATACTTTTACGCAAGTTAAAGAAGCTCAGGACGCTCAAGTAGAAGTTAAGAAACCGTCCCCTGACGAAGTATTAGCTAACGTTAAGACAAACAACGATTCAGAAAAAGAATTGCTTAAAAACATAGCTTTAAAAGTTAATGAAGGTAAAGCAACTCACGAAGAGTTAACAGATGCTATTTTAACCATTCAAGGACAACATCCAAAACAAGAAGGACAAGGAAGTTATTTTGTAGAGAATAGCGGAGGGGTTTATATTCCGCGTCCTTTAAAGAAATATGAAGTACCTAAGCAAAAGAATGTAACTAAGATTTTTAGTGATAAAAGTACTATAGAGACATTTGCTGATAGTTGGGAGAGAGGCAAAGCTACTTTAGCAGAAAACCTTGTTCGTACCCCTGAGTTTTTATATGACTTGGCGGTTAATGAGAATATTAATAAAATCCCTAACATATATAATCCCTTAGTAGAGAATTACAATAAAGTAGCTAAAAAAGAAGGATTAAAAGAACTTCCGGTAATTACTAAAGCACCGACATCTTCTGAATTAGGAGATATTACAGGTATTCATAACGAATTAGCTGATAGTATTTCAAGGGAGAAGGAAAAGCTAAGTAGAGATTTTCAACAAAAATATGATAAAGGAATTACTGAATACGCTAAGAATGGTGAATACGGAAAAGCCATTGGTTTATTGAGTAATTCAATTATCGAATCCGCTCCAACAACAATAGGCATCGCTTTAAGCGGAGGTGCTGGAGCTACCGGAACCGCGATCACACTTGCGGGTGGTGCGGTATTTGGAGCTGGAAAGAAAGCCGAATTGGACAAAGAAGCTCAAGGGATGAACGAAACCCAAAAGTTAGGTAACGCAGTTGTTACAGGACTTGCAGAAGGGTTTTTTGAACAGTGGGGTATTACTAAATTAGGAGGCATAGTAGCGGACGTATTTAAGAAAGAGGGGAAAGACGCTGCTAAATTATTTGCAGAACAGGCCTTTAAAAAGACGTATGCTCCAGCGGTAGGTAAATACTTAGGTATTACAGCAGAAGAAGGATTAGGGGAAGCCGCCACTCAGTTTGCTCAAAACGCAGTGGATAAATATTCGGGATATAAACCAAATATTAAATTAAGCGATGGCGTTGCCGATGCTTTAATTGTGGGTGTTGGGGCCTCGGTAGCTATGGGAGCAGGAGTGGCTAAAGTAGAGAGCGCGGTAGAGAAAAAGATTAAAAGAGCAAATGAGCAATCACAATATTTATTTGATACTGCTAAGAAGGGAACAGAAGCTGTTAATGCTTTTAAAGCAGATATAGACAATTCAGTTAGAACCGGGCAGATCAGCAAGGAAGCGGCCGACAAAGCTAAATTCCAATTAGATACCTATAAAGAGTATAATGATCAAACGGCTGATCTTAATATCTCGGATAATCAAAAGAGAGAGATATTTGATAAGACCTTCCAAAAAGCAAATTTAGAAGAACATATCAAAGGACTTGATCCTGAAAAAATGAATGGCATTGAACTTGCCAAATATGAAGGGTTAAAGAAACAAGCTAAACATTTACAGGAAGATATTAATAAGATCGTATTAGAGGCTCAAATTAAAGAGGAAACCATAGCGGGTGAGAAAACTATTGAGGAACATGAAGAAGAGCCTGTAATTAAAGGTAAAGAAGAAAAAAAGCCTATTTTAAGCCCGGAACTTCAGGCATTAAAAGATAGGTATAAAAAACCCGAAACCGTTAAGGAAGGTAAGCTACCGGAGCAACCAAAGCCGGAAGAAGATACTCGTACTATAGCGGAGATCCCTAATGAGGTATGGAATCATTCTCAATTTAACGCGCGGACAAAACACGCTAAGTTAGCGGACTATTTAGAGACTGTCCCTGATAAAAAAACTTCAGGGGTGTTAAAAGAGAATGTTTACACTTACGCTAAAAAGAAGAACAGAACTTATGAAGTTGAACTGCCGGACGGAAAGAGAATCCGTTTAGCCAGTTCCATGCTCCGCGATACAGGCATTAGCGGTCACTTCAGAACAGAACATATTAAAGGAAAGATCGCTGAATTCCCGGTAGGAGTTAAAGTAGAATATTTACCGGATGGTAAAAAGGCGATTAAGATATTTAACGGCAAGACGGGTAGGTTTTTAAGCTGGGCTAAGGCCACTAATACAAGCAAGAAAGATGAATGGACGGATCTGCAAAAAGATCAGTTAGAGCATTTGTCTACCATTGTAGAACCACCTATCATTCCTCCTACAGAGGAAGGGGAAGGACCTATAGAGCCTGTTAAACCTACAGAGCCAACGAAACCTATTACGCCAACTAACGTACAACAGATTAATGAAAAAACCACTACAGGAGAGAAAACTGTCCCCGCAACAACTTCAGAAGCTGTTGAAAAAGGTGAACGAAAAGCTAAAGCCCTCAGAGCCGGGACCAAAAAAGCCAACCGTAAAATAAGGCACCCTGAGCTAATTCAGGCATTAAATCATGATGTATTCGAGCCTCATGGTATTGCTATGCAGTACTTTATCGGCGGAGGCGAAATAGGAAGTCAGGCGGTTAAGGATATGTTTAAGAACGCTAAAGGTGAACTTAACGCCCGTATTTCTTATATCCGCAAGAACGGCCCTACGATCGATGAGATAGCCCATAACTTATGGGAACAACACAGTGAGCTTAATTTTGACACTCAAGATTACGCTAATGCAGTGGAGGACGTTGTATTAAGTTATAACAGCTCGACAGCCATGGCTAAGGATATTAACAAACAGATGTCTGAAGGTCAGGATATGCGTTTTAACCCCCTTGAGGAAGTTATTAATACAGAAGCCGAGATCGCGGACAATAATGGATTAGGAGAACAATTCGACAGAGCCATTGACTTTTTAGAAGGGATGAATGATGAAGAGCTGATTAAGTTAGCTAATGATCAAGAAGCTTTTAATAACTGGTACGAAGAGAATGAAAATAAGATCGAGGAGGGTAAAGATATTATCCGTGATGACGGAGAAGGTGACCAGTTTCAGAAGCCTAAGTCTAAAAAAATAATTAAGCCAAAAAAAGAAGAAATAGGTGGTGGCGAAAAAGCTTATGAAAAATGGAAAGGCGAAAATAAAGAATATGAGGGTGCGGAAATTGAAGAAGTAAAGACTGGAGAAAAAGTAATGTTAACCGTATATCACGGAACTACTAATGAGTTTTATGAGTTTGACAGTTCGGTTAAAGGAAACATAGAAGGGCATTTAGGTAAAATTAATTACTTCACTTCCGATAAAGGAGATGCTGAAATGAATTATACATCAAGTGGTCCTGATTTAACCTCTCGTATTGAACAAAGAGCCGAAAGATTAGAGTATGATCTGGAAGGTAAAACAGATAAGGAAATAGCTACTGAATATGGCGTAAAAGTTAAAGATTTAAAAGGAAAATCTAATGTAGAAAAAGGAAGGGTAATCGCCGAAAAAGAGCTTAAGGGAGGGGAAGAAAAAGTATTAAAGCTTCATGTTAAATTAAATAACCCTGTTGTGTTAGGAAAAAAAAGCACTTGGGTTGATGTAATTCCAGAAGCAGAATACGCGGACCATATCCCTGAAGCAGAAGAACAGATTGCTGACGAAAACGGTATTAGTATAGAAGAAGCTAGACAGGATTATTCTTACGACATTAGAAATAGGGCGATTGAAAATTCTTATACTGAATCCCCTTTATTAACGGCATTACAAGACGCTCTTAATGAAAATGGTTATTCGGACAAATCAGCATCAGAGTTATTACAAGACTTTCTTTATGAAGAGGAAGTAGATTTGAGTAATTTAGAAAAGGCTCTCCGTAAAGCAGAATTGTATGAAAATGAAAGCGGAGATATAGCTTCTTCTCAAGTCATAGCTGATTTTTTTAAAAATTTAGGTTATGACGGAATTATATTAACTGACGTATCGGAAAGATTTAAAAACATGGGAATTGGTTCATATACTTCCCATATACACGTATTTGATGAATTTGCAAATCAAATTAAACTTGCGGACGGAACAAATAAAACTTATAACGAAGAAACTAAAGACATACGTTTCCAAAAACAAAAGCAAGATAAAGGGAGCGTAGAAGTCGGTAGTCACGAAGCTGTATTAAAAGTTACTCAACATATTCAAAAAGTATTACCTAAGATCAAGGTAATATATAACAACAAATTAAAGGCAGCGGGTAAGTTAACCGCAGACGGAAGGACCATCGAGATCAACCCTTATTACGCAGGTAGTGACACTCCTATCCACGAAGCCGGACACGTTCTAATTGACGCTATGGGTTATGGCCACGTAGCTATTCAAGCAGGGATCAAACAGCTTAAAAAGACCGATCTGTACAAAGAGACTAAGGAAAGGTACCCTGAGTTAAGCGAAGAGATGCTAAACAAAGAAGTATTAGCCGAGGCCATAGGAAGAGAAGGGGCGGACATCTTTGATTCAGAAGTCGAGAAATCGAAATTTAAGCAGGTTTTAGAGCATATCTTTAACTGGCTGAAGCAAAGATTAGGTTTGGATAAGAACGTGGCTAAGAGCTTAGCTAAACAGATTATAGGAGGCATTGGAACTAAGAAGTTAGGCGGAGTAAAAGGGGAAGAGCAAAAGGAAATCGTTGGACAAAAAGGAATACAAGAATCCCGCGAATCTTCCGAAAAAACCAGCGAAGCAGTTAAAGCTTTTGACGAAGCTAATTCTAAGCGCGGAATCAACAGAAACACCGCTATGAAGGAGTTTAAAAAGAATTTCCCTAACTTAGCTCCCACTATTAAGTTAGTAACTGACAATTTTAAAGAAATAGTAAATCAATTAAAACAAACACATAATCTAATAGAAAAATGTTAAAGAAATCGCTTTTATCATCCGCCACAAGGAAACTCCTAAATGAAGCCGCCGGGCATGAATTATATGCTTCTAATCTTTATAAGCACGTAGCTAACACCCTACAAAACATGGGTCTGTTTGGGTCCCAGAAGTTCTTTTTAAACGAATCGGCCGACGAGCTAACCCACTATCAAAAGATCGCTGACTTTATGAACGATCGCTTTGACCAAGTGATTGTCGCCGAAGTCCCTGAAATGGAAGAAAAGATCGATTCTCTTTTGTCGGCCTTTGAACTGGCTTTAGAAACAGAAATGGAACTAGGAAAGTTCTATTCTAAGTTCTATTCAGATTGTGATTGTGAAGTTACTAAACAGTTTCTATTACAGTTTATAGAGATCCAGCGATTATCTGTAGGAGAATACGGGGACTTTGTAGCTACCTTAACTTTTGTCGGCGATGAAAAAGGCGGACAATTACTATTCGACCAAGAAATAAATGGCTAATAACTGTGTTTATACTATAGACGGTAAGAAGTACTCTTATGAGGAGTTTAGGGCTTATCTAGCGGATAATATCGATTCGCTAGGGTTAGATCAATCTAAACTTACCGGGAAACTCCGTCCTTTAGAACAATTCCAAAAGCCTAAAATCAATAAAGAACTTAATGATTTCCGGGAAAAGGAATTGGGGCGCGATTTAGAGCAGGAGCAAAAGGATCTGGACTATGTAGAGGAAGAGTTATCAAAACGCCTACCAAAGGACGCTAGGGAGGAATTAGAGGCCATTAGGGACACTATCCTAGAACAGCGAACCGCGGACAGAAAGATATACGAAAAGTCACTTGATGATAAAAAACTTACAGCTAAAGAACGAATAGCTCTACAAGAAGAGAAAGAACGCGCAGACTACGAAGAAAGCCTAAGAACTAGAAGCCGTGGAGAAAAAGCAAAAGATGTTATGCTTGGCATTATCGGCATCCCACGAGCTTTACAATTAGGGTTAGACTTATCAGCCATAGGCGTACAGGGAATGAGAAGATTAGCCACTTCCCCTATTCAGTCCTATAAAGCCTTTACCGATATGATGAAACAGGCATTTTCGGAGAAGGAACAAGAGAAATGGCATAAGACCTTAAAGGAACAAGACTGGTACCCTGTTTTAAAAGATTCCGGATTGTCTATTACTGAAATGGACGGGGAGATAAGTAAGCGGGAAGAGAACTTTAGTAACGATTATATTAAGATGATCACTAACAAAGCCTTTGGTAAATACGACCCTTACGAGGCTTCAAATAGAGCCTTTAGCGGGTATCTAAACTCTTTAAGGGTACAGGGCTTTTTAGAAGGAATGACAGCTTTAGAGGCTCAAGGAAAGACTTTTGAGAGCCATCCACAGGACTTTAAGTCATGGGCGGATTATATCAATAACGTCACTGGCCGTGGATCATGGAGCAAAGAAGTAAACTCTTCGAAACTAGCTCAGATATTATTCCTGTCCCCGCGTAAGATCATGTCGGAGGCTAACCTTATTAACCCGGTATATTGGGGGAACTTATTTGCTAAGGACAAAGGTAAATCTTATGAATATTCGCTTACCCCGACCGTGGCCCGTAAAGCCTTTGCTGACTTTAGTTTAGGGATGGGAGTGCTGTTTACCGCCTCGTTACTTGCTAAGGCCGCCTTTGGCGATGACGATGAAAAGAGCGATAAAGACTTTTGGAACCCTACCAGCTCTAATTTTATGAGTATTCAGGTAAAGGATAAAAAGGGTGGTAAAACGGTTATTAATCTATTTGGAGCGTTAAAATCTGAGATAGTGATGCTCTCGCGTTTAATATCCGGGAAAGACACTAACGCCATGACGGGTAAAACTACCAAGATCGGCGACAAACAAGGTCATACAAGGACTGATATTTTCTTAAACTGGTTGGCTAATAAACTTGGTCCGGCCGCCCATTTAACTTATGCCGCGGGTAAGCAGACCAAAGCTCATCCTTTAGATGTGAGCGATGAAGCAGTTAAATTTGTTCTTCCTTCTTGGAGCCAAGGGATTGTAGATACTTACAAGGATTATCCTACCTCTACGGCACTTGCTTTAACACTTACTTCTTTGTTTGGGGTACAGACCACTCATTTACAGAAAAAGAAGAAATAAAACTTGTACATTAATTACAATATACTTATTTTTGAAGCATGAAATTTTTAAAAAGGCTATTTAACATAATTCCGCATTATGGTTTTGAGAGGAGCATAGTGTGGGGCATCGAAAACCATAATCGATATTATGTCTCAATAGCTTAGCTTGTGAGGCAGGGAGCGCAGATAGTGCGAGAGTAGAGAAAGGGCGGTTATAAAAATTTCATCTACACGATGGATGAAAAACCAAATTACAGATTTACACAAGAAGAAATAAATAAAGATTGTGATAAGCTCCAGTCTCTTTTTGATGCTTTTAATACCGAAAAAGAGTTATTAATAAAAAAATATGGCTCAAAAAGTTTTTCCGTTCATGTGTTTAAAGAGGAAGGAAAATTCAAATTCATTATAAGTATAGGTAGTGAGCTAATTACTCATTAGTCACGAAGTCTTTATATCTCAAATCGAAATCTTCTAAATTTATTCTAAGCAATCTGTTTGAGTTAATAGTGCTTATAAAATAAATATCATAATCAGTATAGTGGTTAGGCGTAATGAAATCTGGATTATTTTCAATTTCCTTATTATATTCATTAATAAATATATCAAATTCATTTTCTAAAGTCGGAGATATAATCACGTATCTTATAAAGAATTTATCTCCTTTACCTAAAAGCCTACAAAATTTGTCTTTATAAAACTGATATTCCTTATGTTTTTGTAAAGCTTCTATATAAGTCATTTTTTATTCTTTTTAGCTAATAATTTAGCATTGAGTTTTTCAAGTAACTTCTTAACCGTTTCGGCGGACAGGTTACGTTCGGATAGTGGAATTTTGATCGGTTCTTTCATCTAATAAATATGCTAAAAACAGCGTGAGGGATTGAAGTGGAAATCCTTTTTGTTTTTCACAAAAAGATTGGAGCGGAAAGCCCGACCCGAAGGGGCACGCCCAAATGTCAATTCAATGGGTGGTGGGTGGGTTTTTAGCCCACAGTATGTTAAGAAGTAGCTAATTACTAACGCTGTTTTATTCGAGTAAGATATTAGGTTGAAGTAACTTTATATAAAGCGAAAGACCCAGTATTGGACTACTGAGCCTTTCTATTAACCACAATTTAAAACGACTAAACTATGGGAAATCTTGGAAGTAATTTTCAAACATTAAAAGCAGAATTTAAGAGGGAAACAAAATTAGATGCTGATACCAATTTAGCTATGTATATTCAATACTACGGAGCAAGAATGGCTGATTTAAGTTTTCAGCAAATCAGTAAGGTATTAATCGCGGTTGAAAACATAGATAATAAAAGGGCTTAATCTCCCATATCAAGTTTAGTTCCTAAATGGGTAAAATACTCCGTTTTAGGTTTAATTTGAGGGGGGGTCGAGCGACAACTAAAAAAGCTCAAAAAACTTTCCAAAATTTTACAAATTAAAGACGTTTTTTGTCCTTTGCGAACTACACGCTTTGTCGTTGCGTAGGGTTGGAATTGGGTGGGGCTATTTAACATAAAACGAAATTATAGACTTTTTATTAAATTACAAAATAAAATAGTGTTAAAAATGAAAATAAAAACTATAATTTCTATTATGTTACTTAGCTGTCTTAGGCGCGGACTATCGTGTGGCGGGATAACGTGTTGAGGTTTTAAACATTGCTGAGGTAAAAACTTTTGGGTAACCTACTCATTCTATTGGTTATATTTACGGTAAAATTTAACCAATGGCAATTACAGTTCGCGTAGGATTAGCTTGTACAATAACTGTTTCAACAGACGGAACGGATCTTAACTTTATCGATACAACAGGCACGTATAACGCTACCACAAATCCTACGGGTTACGGTTTAACAGGCGGAATAACGTCTGCTAGTGTTACCCAATTTACATTAGTACTTGGTTGGGGATCTCTAGGTACTTCGATCACTTATACTTTT